TCAAAACCAATTGCAACATTACTGTCTCCAGTAGTTAAAGCTGCAAAGACATCTACACCTACGCCTGTATTTTGGTCTGCTGCATCAATAGTTCCTGTTGCATCATCACCAATCATAATTGATGAAGTACCAAAAGTTTTACTGGTTATGCCATTAACAGTTGCACCTCCAGAAGAAGTGCCTATATTTAAAATAGAAAAAGCGTCTACTACTGCTGCTCCACTACCAGCACCATCAAGATAAACTGCTTTAGTATCACCAGCAGGTATAGTTACATTAGCTCCAGAGCCTTGTGAAATAATAATATTCTGAGAACCGCTTGTTCCATTCTCTATAAATTGCATTCTGCTTATAGTGTTTGGTGCGATGGTGATAGTACAAGCTGAATCAAGTGTGCCTGTGTATTTTAAATACATAGCTCTACCAGGATCGGCAGCACCATCGGCTACAGTTGTGGTGTGTGTGTCTGCATTAGTAGTTATAGCTTCAGTTCCAAAACTTAGAGCTTCCCCTATTAATTCTAGGTTTGTATTCGTTACGTCGCCCCAAGTTCCTGATGCATCACCTGTTGCTAATTCATTAAGCCTTAAATCATTTACGTATGAACTTGCCATTTATTTTATCCTCACATTAATTAGATTATATACTTTTTTCATGTAATAGTTAAGCCACTTCTTCCCAGTTTGGATTTTGAGCATCACTTACATTAGTCCAACTTGGGTCTTGTGAATCATCAACTAATCCCCAAACGTTAATTTCAGGTGTTCCTGTAGTTCCTTCAACACCAACTAAAGTAACTATTGCTTTGCCTATTATGGCTACAGATCCAACAGAACCTGTTGCTTCTAGTCCTGTTATCTGGACTGTCATACCTAATGCTATAGTTACAGTTCCTAATGCACTGGTTCCTGACTGTCCTGTTGGTGTTATATTTGCTTTTCCTATAGATGTAACAGAACCGACAGAGCCTGTAGCCTCAACACCAGAAACACTTGCGTTAGCTTTAGCTATTGGTGTTACAGTGCCTAATCCACCAGTTGCTGCTAAGCCACTCACACTTGCTACAGCATTATGGTGTACTGTAACCGATCCTACACTGGCTGTAGAACTTAGTCCTGCTACAGGAACATTAGCCTCACCATCTACATCTACAGTTACAGAACCAACTGTTCCAACTGCTCCTTGTACAGTGGCTACAGCTTGTGCATTTACACCAACTACTGGTGCACCTGTTGTTCCTGTTTGTCCTGTGGGTGTTACGTTCGCAGCAGCATCTGTGCTCACGCTTCCTAAAGCACTTGTGGCAGATTGTCCTGTAAGTGTTTGATTAGCTTTAGCTACTACACTTGTAGTTCCTAACGCAGACGTTGCAACTAAAGTTGAAAGTGTTTGATTAGCTTCTGCGTCTACACTTACGGAGCCTAACGCAGAAGTTGCAGCTACACCAGATATGGTGAAACTTATTGGTATTGATGCTGGTTGTCCCCACGGACCCTCGCCCCAGCCAGCTCGACCCCACCCTGTGGACATAGTTTATACTAAGCTATTCTGATAATAGCTGTACTTGCTGCTGCTGCAGGAAAAACTATAGTAAAGTCTCCTGCTGTAGAAGTTTTATCTCCACCAAAGTCTATAGTAGCCACCGAAGGATCGCCACTAGCTGTATCATTATAGATCATACAACCTCTAGCAGTTACAGTTGCTGTACCAAAAGTTAAATCAGCGAAATCTGTAAAACCTGTAGTTCCGCTACTTGTTGGGTTAACATTAGTTAAAGCTGCACCGCCTGATGTGTAGTTTGTACCACTAACTTGGTTAGTTGTAGTAAATGCTGTGGTTGCCGCACCCATGGTAGCTGAGCTTGTGTACAAAGCTAGTTTAAAACTGTTACCACCAGAAGCAAGAAAGTTGTGTTTCGCTTCTAATAATTCTTTTTTAAAGCTAGTTGTTAAAGTTGATGATATTGCCATTACTTTATCTCCGTTAATATTTTTGCTAAATCTTCGTGACCTTGTTGTGTCAACAGATTTTTCATAGTGCATCTTTCACTATTGATGCTCTGCTTAATATAATAAAGTATTGTGTTATAAATAGCTACTCTGAAAGCTTCCGCTTGTTGTTTGACATGGGGAGCAGCATCTTCAGATATGCCGCATATTCTTTCTGTAGCTCTTTCTGCCCAATACTCTGGTGGGTGTCCTCTATGGTTTTGCGTTGCTACACTTATGTTACCAATACTACTTACTGTTTCTATTTCTATCATATCAATATCTTTTAGCTTCTGGCGGTGTGCTTAATATAGGAATTATTTCTGCGTTTTTTCTGTTTTCCTCTTCCACCGCTTGAGTGTATTCTTTAAAACCTATTTTGTAAAATTCTCCTGTTTCAGGATTATACATAACTAATGGTGGATTATCTAGTCTGTGATAACCGTATATCTTTTCTTGTATTGGTACGTCTGTGTCCAGTAGTCCAGATCTAGGTGCTACACTAACAACTATCCCTGCATCTATACATTTAGCTAACCAAAACTCTACACAAGCTCTTCCTGCTTCTGCAAAGTGTAGATTGCCTTTATATGTAAAATCTATTCCAAACATATTTATTTTTCCAACTCTATTATACATAGCGAAGGCTATAGCAAAACAAACTGTATTGTTTAAGTAACTACTTCCTGTTTCTTTTATGACTTCTAGTAATGGGAACTCTACTAAATTATCACATCTATCATCGAGTTCACATGTATATATTGGTCCTGGATGAGATTTTAAAACTTTACGCATTATGTGTGTTTGAGTTCCTGCTGCATCACTATCAAGAAACCTGCTTGCTGGATCTAACATAAATGTTCTGTCTACTTGTCTAGCTATACCTGCCATAGCATTTATAGCCCAAACTTCATCGTATTCGTTACCGTGTGATATTGACAGGTGATAATCTAATTGACTCTCACCCATTGCGACTATGGCGATGTTCGCCCCTTCGAGTTTTTCTATTCTCATGATTGTGGTGTTCTAGATTTACCTTCCCCAAGGTTTTTCAGTAAGCCTATAGCTTCTTGAAATCTTTGTTCATAGATCGGTAGTGATTCATAGTTTTTAAGATAAACCATGGCTTCTACTAAACTACCGTACAGTAATGCATTAGGAGCATTATCGGATAACCAAGTTGTGCCAGAATCACCTGCTGAGGTAAGGGATGAGGGTCTATAAAAATAGTGTAACTCAAATGTGTAGTTAGTATCTGGAGTTGGTGCTAATATAAATGTATTATCATCAAACTCTGCATAATACTTCGGTAATCCTGTTGTCGAGGATGCGGGAGTAAAATCCCGTATAAAACTTGTATGTTTCAATTTAAGATAATTGTAATTAGAACTACTATCTATTACAGCTAAACTAAATGAGGAAAGGTAATCGCTAGGCGATCCTAGGTATTGACCATTAGTTGTTGCTGTTCCTGTAACATTTTTTCTAAAGTTATCTAATTGAACAGATTTTAAAATTCTTTCTTCTGCTGTTTCTATAAAGTTAGCCAGATTATTTACAAAAGATGTTTCGTCTGTTTCTGAATAATCTTGTATTGCTGTTTTTAACGTTGATAAAGTCCAAGTCATTTTTATCCAGTGGTTACTGTTACTTCACCCACTTCTCCTTCTAACTTGCTTATAAAAAAGCTAGATCCTATCGTATCATTATGAGAAATTAACATTGATGGTGCTGTTACCCCTAAACTATCTTTAGTGTTTTCTGTTTTAACTATACCGTACCCTGTAGTTGGAGCTGATTCTGTGTCTCTAGGTTGTACTAAAGCTTCTGGGTCTGTTGGTACTGGGGTTGGTTCTAGCTGTGGGTGTTTAGGTTCAAAGCATTCGTAACAAACTTTTAAACCATTCCACTCTGTTCTTAATTCTAAATATTTATATACAAAACCACACCTATCACATTGACCTCTTGAGTATTTACCTAAAGCGTATGCCATTATAAATAACTCCTATGAGGAACTAAATGTAGCGAAGCTCTATTACGGTCTTCATCTGCAGCTAATTTAAAGTCTTGCTCGTATTGTTGTTTTAATAACCCAACTCTTTCTGGGTTTTTCTTTAAGGCTATGTAATATGCTAGACCGCTGGTCATACAAGGTATAAACCTTGAAGGTATTTCTGGATCTTGAGCTGAGGCAGTTACATCATCTATACGTTGTATAGTATTAGCCACTAATCTGTACGTTGCTGCGTCATCTGGTGTTGGCCATAATTTTACTACAGGTGTAGTTTGTCTGTCTAAGAAAAATTGAGTAGGTCTTCCTGTAGAAGCTTTATCTGGTATGTTTAAGTATTCTGTACGACCTATTCTTGTTAGTTGTAAATCTGTTGTAGAAGATCCATCTATTTGTCTAATGACTGCAGAAACTATATCGATATCAAATGAATTAAGAGTATAACTACTTGTACCAGAAGTTAAGTTAGTTGTAACTTGTTCTATCGTCCAGAGGTTTACACCCCTATTAGCCCAATCTGCAAACATGATGTTCAGAGACCGCCTTGCAGCCTCTGCATCATATCCTGTTCTAAGTTCTAAGCCAGCTAACTCATAAGCTTCTTCTATAGTGTCCGCAATGGTTAGCTGGAAAGTCTTAGTTCCTGATGTCGCCATTATTCGTAATCTTTAATACAGTGTAAAACTATTAAA